TTAGGTTAATACAATTTTTAAAGGTGTAACTGGAATAGTTGCATCTTTTTTAGTGCTGGAATAGCACTTGAATTGTTTTGATAAATCCTGGATAGGAATAATAGACTTTTAAAGATTTAAGGTAGTCTTTAAAGAATAAAAGAAATCAAAAATATTAAAGGAGGCTTGTATGACAAGACTAGAAGAAATTGAAGCTCGTAAATTAGAAATTCGTAGTGAAGTTGAATCTACTGAAGATGTAGAAAAAATAGATGAACTTAATCAAGAAGTAGATGCACTTGATGAAGAAGTTAAAGAAATTGAAGAGCAAGAAAAAAATCAATCTATTGCTGAAGAATTAGAAGCAAACGAAACTAAAGCAAAAAAAGTAGTTATGGAGGAAAGAAAAATGGAAGAAAAAAGATTTGATTTATCAAGCAAAGAATATAGAAGTGCTTGGGCTAAAAAGGTAATGGGTTTATCACAAGATAAATTCACTGCTGATGAATTAAAGGCATTAGGTGATGCTGTTACTACAACAGCTACTGAATTTGTAGCATCTGATGCATCAACACAAGGTATAAATAATGGTGGTTTATTTATTCCAACAAGTGTTAGAGAAGATTTAATGGAATTAATCTCAAAAGAATCACCAATTTTTAGAGATGTTAGAAAGTTAGCTGTTAAAGGTAATGTTGATTTACCATACTTATTTGAGTCTGATGATGCTAATTGGTACACTGAATTAACTGAAACTAAAAACGAAGGTATGGAATTTAGAAATCTTCAATTAACAGGCTGGGAACTTGCTAAAGATATAGTTATTACTTGGAAATTAGAAGAAATGGCTGTTGATTCATTTATTGACTTTATAGTAGATGAATTATACAACAAAATGGGTAAAGCTTTAATCAATGCTGTTATCTATGGTGATGGTAATAACAAACCAACTGGTGTTACTAATGGTTTAACTCCTGTTACTAGTGGTGCTAATGCTATTGATAGAATAATCAATACTTATGCTTCATTAGATAAAGATGAAAGAATTGGAGCTAAAGTTTATATCTCAACTGAAACTAATTTAGATGTTATTTCTTATAAAGATGAAAATGGAAATTATCCATATATAAGTGGAGTTCCAGCTGTTAGTGGTTTCAGTGTTGAAGTTGATCCATATTTAAATGGACATGATATTGTTGCTGGTAACATGAGAAACTACATTTTAAATGAAGTAACAGCTCCAAGATTAGATAAAGAAACAACTGTTAAAGGTAGAAAAGTTACTTATGGTGCTTATGCTATCTATGATGGTAAAGCTAAACCTGGTGCATTTGCTTTAGGACAAAAAGTTGAAAGATCAGAATAATAATTGAAAGTGAGGTAAGACTATGCTAGAAAAAATTAAAAAAATTCAGGGCATAAATCATACTGAATTTGATAACATGATTCAAACATGGATAGATTCAGCTGTGCTTGATTTGAAAAGTATTGGCATAGTCAATACTGATAATCCTGATGAATTGATTGAAACAGCAATAATCACTTATGTATTAAGTTTTTTAGATGTATCTAATAGTGAGTTATATGCTAATTCATATAATTTACAAAAAGATAAATTAAGACATACTACTGAATACATTGTTGAAAAGGTGTAGATATGGAATATAGTGAAATAATATATTTAATTAATAAAACTACTACTAAAGATGAAATAGGTAACACTATTTCATCTTTATCTACACAAAATAAAAGTTATGCTAAAAAGCAAAGTGTTAGAACAAATGAATTTTATAGTGCATTGAATGCTGGTTTAAAACCAACAACTGAATTTGTTATCAAAAGATTAAATTACAATGGTGAAAATGAACTTGTTTGGAACAACGAACATTATTCTATTATTAGAACAGTTGATCCAAAAAATAAATTTGACATTGTATTAATATGTGAAAAAAAGATTGGTGTAAATTAATATGGCTAAAGATAGTATTTTGGATGTTAAAGATATTCTTAATGAATATTCAAAAGATGTTCAAGAAGAAATGCTAAATGCTGCTAGTAAAGTAGCAAGAAGTGCTAAACAAGACTTATATAATACATCACCTGTTAGAACAGGAAAATTTAAAAAAAGTTGGAAAGTAACAAAGGATAAAGATACATACATAGTACATAGTTCTAATCCTGGATTAGCACATTTACTTGAAAAACCACACATGGGAAGAGGGGGAAATCTTATTATTCCTAAATCAGCTGGTTTTATTGAAAAAGTAGAAAAAGCAAGAATTAAAGAATATGAATCTGAAGTTGAAAACATCATCAAAAATGGAGGTTAATAATGGAACATAGTGAATTATATGATTTATTAGAAACATTAAACATACCAGTAGCATACGATCATTTTGAAGAAAGTGAACATGTTGTGCCACCATTTGTTGCATATAGAGAAATATCACCTGACACTTTTAAAGCTGATAATAAAACTTATTATAGAAACAATGAATTTGAAGTAGAAATAGTTACTGAAAAGAAAGATGTTGCTTTAGAAAAACAATTAGAAGGATTATTTGATTCCAATAGTATTCCTTATGATAAAGATGATACTATTTGGGATAATGATGAAAAAATATATCATATTATATACATAATTTAGGAGGTAAAAAATATGAGTGCAAACAAAGTTAAATATGGTTTATCAAACTGTGTAATTGCTCCATTAACAGTTGCTGCTAATGGTACATATTCATACGATACACCAATACCAGTACCTGGTGCTGTTAATTTATCATTATCAGCTGAAGGTGATTCAACTGATTTTTATGCTGACAATGTTAAATATTTTAATTCAACAGCTAACAATGGTTATTCAGGTGATTTAGAAATTGCTATGATTCCTGATGAAATTAGAACAGCAATTTTAAACGAAGTTGTTGATTCTAATGGTGCATATATAGAATCAGCTGATACATTACCAAAACCATTTGCTTTTGGATTCCAAATTAATGGTGATAAACAAAATAGAAGATTTTGGTACTATAATTGCAATCTAACTAGACCAGCAAATAATGGTGCTACTACTGAAGCTTCTATTACACCACAAACTGATACTTTAACAATTAGTGCTATGCCAAGATTATCTGATAATAAGGTTAGAGCTATGATTGAAAAAACAGCTGATAATGCTGCTGTTTATAATAGTTTCTTTACAAGTGTTTATGAAACTGAAGTATCACAATAATTAATACTACTCTTATGAGTAGTACAAAGGGAACTACTTATAAGTGTAGTTCCTTTTTTAGTATTTATAAGGAGGTATTATTATGGCTAGTAAAAACATAAAAGGTATAATTATTGAGATTGGTGGAAATACTACCAAATTAGAAACTGCCTTAAAGAGTGTAGATAAACAAGTATATGGATTAAATAGTGATTTAAAAAATTTAAATCAAGCATTAAAACTTGATCCACATAATACTGATTTATTATCACAAAAATATGATGTTTTAAAACGAAACATAAGTGAAACTGAAAAGAAATTACAAACTTTAAAAACAGCTCAAAAACAAATGGGTGATTACAACAAATTAACTGATGAGCAAAAAAGTTCATATAATGCTTTAAGTTTAGAAATTGCAAAAAGTGAAAAAGCATTAAGACAAATGAATAGTGAACTAAAAGAAAGTTCAAAAGTCAATTTAGATGGATTAAAAGCTGGTTTATCAAAAGTTGGTTCAGTTGCTGCTGATGTTGCTAAAAAATTAGGGCAAGTTACATTAGCTGTAAGTGGTGCATTAGCTGGTGTTGTTGCTGCTGGTGTCAAATCTTATGCTGAATATGAACAAAATTTAGGTGGTGTTGAAACATTATTTAAAGATAATGCTGATAAAGTAGTTGAAAATGCTCAAAAAGCTTGGAAAACAGCTGGTGTTAGTGCTAACGAATATATGGCTGGTGTTACATCATTTAGTGCATCATTATTACAATCATTAGGTGGAGATACATCAAAAGCTGCTGATGTTGCTGATATGGCATTTAGAGATATGTCAGATAATGCCAATAAATTTGGTACTGATATGAGTTCAATACAAAATGCTTATCAAGGATTTGCTAAACAAAATTATACAATGTTAGATAACTTAAAACTTGGTTATGGTGGTACTAAAACTGAAATGGAAAGATTACTTAAAGATGCTGAAAAAATCAGTGGTGTTAAGTATGATATAAAAAATTTATCTGATGTGTATAATGCAATTCATGTTATTCAGGGAGAATTAGGTGTTACAGGAACAACAGCTGAAGAAGCTGAAAAAACTATTAGTGGTTCAGCTGCTAGTATGAAAGCTGCATTTGATAATTTTATTAATGGTAGTGGTTCACCTGAAGAATTATCAGAAGCAATTACTAATTTTTTAAGTAATTTAGCAAGTGCTATTGAAAAACTTGCTCCAGGTATATTAACTGGTATTACTAACCTTATTCAAACTTTATTGCCACAAATAGTTGATTTATTAGTCAGTTTAATTCCACAATTATTAGAAGCTGTTAGTGGTATGATTGATTCATTATTAGAAATGGTACAAGGTGATACATCAAGTTTAGAAAATGCTGTTATGACAATATTTAATTCTATTGTTACATTTATAACAACTAATATACCTAAATTATTAGAAATTGCTTTAACAATATTACCTAAAATGGCTATGGCATTAGTTGATACAATACCAACATTAATTACTACATTAACTCAAATAATAATTCAAATGGTTAATTTAATAATTGAACATTTACCTGATTTTATAAGTGCTGCAATAGATATTATTGTAGCATTAGCTGAAGGTTTAATAGAAGCAATACCTATGTTATTGGAAGCAATACCTGATATTATTATTAATTTGGTTGATGCATTAACAAAACCAGAAAACTTACTTAAATTAGTGGGTGCTGCTGTTAAATTAGTGTTAGCACTTGCAAAAGGTATTATTGAGAGCATACCAGCTTTATTAAAGATAGCATTTGGATTACCAAAACAACTTGCTGATAAAGTAGTTGAAAGGGCAAAAACAACTAATTGGGGTGAAATTGGTTCTAATATGATTAAAGGTATATTAGATGGATTTGCTAATATTAAAGATTACTTAACAAGAAAAGTAAATGAAGTAAAAGATAAGATTACTGATAAATTTAAATCTATATTTGGTATTCATTCACCATCAAGATTAATGAGGGATGAAATAGGTAAACAATTAACAGCTGGTATAGGTGAAGGTATTGAAGAAGGTGTACCAAAAGCAATAAAAGATGTTAATGCTGCTATGGTAGATTTAAATAATGGTATTCAAGCATCAGTTAATCCTATAATTAATCCAACAGCTAATAGTAATCCTTTATACATAAATATTGATAAATTCTATAATAAACGAGATCAAGATATTCAATCTATTGCTGAAGAACTAGAATATTATAGAAAAAATAGTGCATTAGCAAAGGGAGGACAATAAAATGATTTTATGGAATGGTATAGATATTAGAACTAAAGGTATAATTAATGAAAAAATACCAACTATAACTAAAGGTAAAAAAAGAATAGAAACTTATGAAGTTGAAGGTAAAAATGGTTTATTAATGGTAGATAAAGGAACTTATGAATCGTTCATAGTTTCTTTATCATGCCACTTCAATGAAAATGTATTTGATATAGATGAAATTAAATCATTTTTAGATGGATATGGAAAACTATCAATAGATGGTGTCAGAGAATATGAAGCTGTTATTAATAATCAAATTGATTTTGAAGAAGTATTAAGAAGTGGATTTAGAAAATTTCCAATTCAATTTTTATGTAATCCAATAGCACATGATATTGAACCAACATCAGTTGAAATTACTGAATCACCAACTACATTTACAATTAATCAAACAGCTAATACATATCCAGTATTAACTATTAAAGGTACTGGTGATGTTGTTATATATTTTAATAATAAAGCATTTTATTTATATAATTTAAATAGTGAATATACATATACATTAGATTGTGATGCAAAAGAAATAATAGATCAATTAGGTAGAAATTGTAGTAATCAAATGAGATATGATTTCCCTTATTTAAAACCAGGTGAAAATACAATCACATATACAGGTACAATTACAAGTTTTGAAATAGAATACAAAAAAGCATATTTATAGGAGGTGCTTATGAATATTTATTTAAGTACTGAAACTAATTTTGAAAACAATGGTTTAGGTTTCTTAACTGATTGCATAAGTGCTTATGTAGATGAATCATTAAATGGTGATTATGTATTGAATATTACTTATCCATTAAATGGTAAATTAAGTGAATATTTAGTAGAAGATAATATTATTAAAACTAATGTAGGTAATGATAATTACCAATTATTTAGAATTGCAAGAGTTAATAAAGACTTTAATGAAATAGAAGTATATGCATTACATATTAGTTATGATTTACTAACTAATATGTTAGTAGATACTTATCCACAAAATTTAAGTTGTGAAGCATTTGGTAATTGGTTATTTAATCATACACAATATCAAACACCATTTACATTTGAAAGTGATATAAGTACATCTAAAAGTGCAAGATATGTCAGAAGAAATCCTATTGAAGCAATAATGGGTGATATAGACAATTCAATGGTTAATATATTTGGAGGTGAAGTTGAAAGAGATAACTTCACTTTTAAATTGCTACAAAGTAGAGGACAAAATAATCATGTTAAATTAATGATAGGTAAAAACATTACTGAAATAAAAACAAAAGTTGATATTACATCAATGTTTACTCGTATAATGCCTATTGGATATGATGGATTATTATTACCTGAAAAATTTATTGATTCACCATTAATCAATAACTATCCATCACCAAGAATAACAAAAGTTGAATTTAGTGATATAAAATATGATCCTGAATCAGAAGAAGAAGGTGTTTATACTAACATAGAAGATGCTTACCAAGCTTTAAGAAATGCAACACAAGCTTTATTTGCATTAGGTATAGATAAACCACAAATAACAATTAACATTGATTGGTTAGAATTAAGTAAAACTGAACAATATAAAAATCAATATCAAGCATTAGAAACAGTTAGATTAGGTGATACTATTACAGCTGCAATACTTGATTTTGATTACACAACAAAAGTAGTTAAAACTACATATAATGTATTAACTGATTCAATAGAAAAATTTGAAATAGGAACAATACAAAAAACTATTGCAAACACTATTAATCAAAGTCAAAATGAAATTCAAAAAATACAACCTGATTCAATATTAGATGAAGCAAGAACTAATGCAACTAATTTAATTAATAGTGCATTAGGTGGATACATATATTTAGATTATGAAACAGGTAATTTATACATAATGGATACTGATAATCCATCAACAGCACAAAAAGTATGGAGATGGAATTTAAATGGTTTAGGTTATTCAAGTACAGGTATAAATGGTACTTATGGAATTGCTATGACTATGGATGGACAAATAGTTGCTGATTATATTACAACTGGTTCATTAAATACAAATGTTATTCAGGGATATGGAAGTTTAACAGCACAAGTACAAGCTAATAAAGATGAAATTGCTACTATTAAAGCTGAAATATCTGATATAGCTGATATAACTACATCAGCAAGTGATACTGAAGCATTTATTGAATCAAGTAAATTACAAAATATAGCAAGTAGTTATCCAATAAGAGTTGAAATACATCCAATAGATGATAATATTTCTTATTTATATCCATCAACAAATACTTTTCCAAGTGATTTGTTATTTCCTAAAATTAGAGATTTGAAATTTACTAATACATCTACTAATGAAATATTTACTTATACATTACCACAAAACCTTTTATATTATGATAGTGAAAACTATGATACATTTGTTGCTGATTATGAAACTGAAACAGTAACAATTACAAAAAAATGTGGTTGGAATCCAAATGGTGATGGTTCAGTAATATTATTAGATGAACCAGTAATTACTACATATTCATTTATTGAAACATTTGGTGTACATTTTAATTTAACTAAAGGTAATTATCAAGTTGAATTACCTGGATATAACAAAGGTTATATTAAGGTTAGATTAATGGTATTAAATGCATACGCAGATCTATATACAACTAAAGTAGAATTAAATAGTGCAATTACATTAACAAGTGAAAGTATATTAAGTGCTGTTTCTCAAGAATATGCTACAAAAGAACAAGCTGTTAATTTAAATTCAAAGATAGATCAAACAGCAACACAAATACTAACACAAGTTCAAGAAACTTATGCAACACAAGATACTACTAACCAATTAAGTACAAGAATAAAACAAAATGCTAAAACAATAAATATGACAGCAACTGATAATGTTGATAGTGTTGGTTTAAAAATTGCATTATATAATGAAGATGGTACTAAAATATCTGAACAAAATGCTAATATAGAAATGTCAGGTATGGTAAAATTTAGAGATTTAAGTACAGCTGGGGCTACTACTATTAATGGTGGAAACATTACAACTGGTTCTATTAATTGTAATAGATTAAATGGTGGTACTATTCATGGACAAAATATTAGTGGTGGTAATATGTCAGGTACAAGTATTACTGGTGGTTCATTAACATTAGATTCATCATCAAACACTGATTGGAAATATAGAATAAATAGTTCAGTTAATCCAAACAATTACACAGTTTCATCAGCTACAACAACAAGATATATGAAAGGTGATTTAGTATCAGTTTATATATCAAGCTTATTATCAACTGGTATGGTTGCTGTAGCTGATACAAGTGGAAATCAATGTCGAATGACTTCAGGTGGTGTTTCTCAATCATCTGATATTAGATATAAAACAAATATTAAGAACATTGATGAAAAGCAATCTATGGAACTTATCACAAATTTAAATCCAATAAGTTATAAGTTTAAAGGCATAGATGGAAAACATAGAGGTTTATCAGCACAAGAAGTTGAATCAGTTATGAAAGATTTGAAACAAGAGAATCAAATATATTCAATCAATGAAAATGGTAGATATTCATTAAATTATACTGAATTTATACCTGATTTAATAAATTGTATTAAATATCAACAAGAAGAAATAGATCAATTAAAAAAAGAAATAAACCAATTAAAAGGAGGTAAATAATATGGCTTATGTAAATTTTAAAAACTCACCTAGTGAAGAAACACCATTAACTGGTGGTGCTACTGGTAATCTTAATATAATGCAAGAAAATGGTACATCACATGGTTCTGATACAAAGCTTGGATATTCCCAAGCTTTTTTAAATGAACATATAGTAAATGTATCAAATGAAGTAGATGAAGATTATAGAGTAAATGTATTAAAGAGTATAAATTTATTTGATAAATCAACATTAGTAAATAGAGATATGACTGATGCTGTTGCTGAAAACAGAAGAATTACATCAAGACAATTATTATATTTAAAAGCAGGAACTTATACTTTTAAAACTAACTTAAATACTTCTACATATTCATATAGTTTAGCAACAGTTTTATCAAATCCTATGCCAACAAACGATTATACAAGTATATATAGTTCAGGTTATGTAACTAATTTAACAACTACATTTACAATAACTTCACAACAAGAAGGTTATTTTATGCTTACATTAAGAAAAATAGATAATTCAGCATTGACATTAAATGCTGTTAGTGGGTTTAAATATAGTTTAGCAAGAGGGAACACTGCAACTGATGATGATTATTTTGAACCAAGTATAGTAGTAGATAATGATGAAATATATAGTAAACCTGTTGTATTGTGGACTAATCCAAACGCTACAACTAATAGATTTGAAAGTCAAATTATAACATTAAATGATGATATTAATAATTATAAGTATTATGAAATTATATTTAGAACAGCAATTAATGAAAATAGTTTTAGTTCAGTAAAAATTCCAGTTGGAAATTATGCAAAAATGGAAACAATGATTGGTTTTGCATTTTTAAGATTAGTTAATTCATTAAGTGGTACTTCACTTGGATTTACTGATTGTGTGTATTATTCATCTTATGGTGGAAGTAATACTACTGTAAGTAATAACGCAATTATTCCATATCAAGTAATAGGTTATAAATAGTATGAATAGTATATTGGGAGGTAAATAAATGGATTATAAAGAATTTCAAACTGAAGTATTAACTAGATTAGCTGTAATTGAATCTAAAATAGATGATTATAAAAATACTAAAGATGAAGCAAGAACAGCATTAAC